AGAAAAGATTATTCGCTTTGGGCAGCAAGGTGTAGAAGGCGCCGGTAAAAATCCACAGAGCGCTAAGGATAAGGCACGCAAGAAGTCGTATTACGCTCGTCATAACGCCCAGGATCCCAATCCCAACAAGATGTCGGCACGGTACTGGTCGCATAAGGTGAAGTGGTGATGAAATTAGCAGGTAGACACATGCAAACGGTTGACGGGCTTTCAATTGATAAGTCTTTACAACCAGCATTCAGGATGGAACCAGGGTATGTTCCCGAGGTTTTTCCAAGCCAACAGAAGATGCAGGCATTAGCTCTCGGAACAAAAAACCCAAGTTTGCAAAGAGCATTGTTAGATTTTCAATATCCCTTTAGAGTTGAAGACCTGATGAACTCGGGTTTTTCCAAGGAAATAAAACAAGCTGTGCTTCAGGCTGCTTCCCGCTAAACTGCGTAGGCTGATTACCTACCAACATGGCAAAACCCAAGTCAAGCTCTATTCTCATTGAGTCCAAGCCCAAGAAAACACGTCAAGGACGCTCAAAGCGCACCAAGCTAAAGCCTGGTGAAAAGCGTTATCGCGGTCAAGGTAAGTAAATTTTATGTATATTGGGAGTACTAATTGTTACTCCTATGTCGGATCTTTCGCATGCGGTTAATCTAATCCGTAAATACGAAGGGTATAGCGAAAAGGCATACCCAGATCCGGTAACTGGCGAGGAGCCTTGCACCATCGGGTTTGGAACTCAGTTTTATCCCGATGGTTCTCCCGTCAAGCGTGGTCAATGCTGCACACGTGAGAAGGCCCTTGAGTATCTCTTCCATGAAATCAACGTCATTGACAACCAGCTAGCCAAACTAAACCTGGGCCTCGACAACAGCATGCGCCAGGCTCTAATCTCGTTCGTTCATTCAGTTGGCTGGGATCCCTTCTTGTACAGTCATGTGATTGACTGCATCGAAGCCGAAGATTTCTGTGGTGCCACCCAGGAAATTGGCAAGTGGATTTTTGATGAAGATCACAATGTCATTGGCGGCCTCCTGGATCGTCGCCGGGAAGAAATCAACCTATTCCTCCAGGAGATCGATGCCAATCCCTGGTCCTCTACAGAGATCTTGTTGACAGCTTTCCGTAATTACAGTGCTGCTCCTCATGAGGTACGTGCGGTTCGAGAGCTGGAAGAACGTATCAGCCCTTACATTTTGTCTGAGTTTGCTAACTCGTTTCGTATTGATGAGAGTAAATGGGACGAATTTCTAGACCAAGAACTCGATTTGCTGTTTAATAGCTAGGATTAGAATAATTGCAACGAGCAAATGCAGAGCGGAATGGAGAGGTCAGTTGAGCCACGGGAATTTGAACTCCCCCTGGAACTCCAATTTGCAATGCGTAAGGCTGAACTCCAATCCCAGGAGATGACATGGGAAGAGTTGCGTTACGCCCTGCTGAGTCTCTACCACCAACGCATGATGGAGTGGCATGCCATCAAAGACATCATGGCGTCTGAAAACATTGAGATCGACTGGGATCATCCAACCGATCTAGAATTAGCTGAACTCGCCGCCGCGTGCATGGGTGACGACGACGAGTGTGACGAAGACGATGACGATCTTCAGCCGTTCTGAGCTTCGTCTAGTTGGATGAGTCTATCAAGGTACCACTGTGCCTTTTTCAGCGATTCTGTCCCGCCTTTATGGCGCTCACGCCAACAGTACTTTTGAATATTGCCTTTTAGGTATCCTCGATACTCTTCGGTAGTTAAGGCTGACTCAATGGCCTCAATACATTCGACACCACCTCCATCTGTGTAATGAGGTGGATGATTCACCTGGTCTGGTTGAATAACGGGCACTCTTTCCTTGGTCGCCCAAGGTACGGGACACACACCACCGGGGCATTCGCTGATAGGTTCAAAAAAATCTTCCGGCATTTTTAAAAGTTGTTAAAATAAAAGGGTAGCAGAGTTGGCGCTCTCTACCCACGGCAACCACTTACCTGGTCACATGAGTATTTTAGATGGTTTTAAGACCTGCCGCAAAGGCCTGCATCAATACCCGGTAGGCAAAAAAGGGTGCCCGGAATGCCAAAAAATAAATCAAAAAAATTGGTACAAGAAGAATAAAAAAAGGCACCAGGAAGCAATGAAAAAATGGTACAAAAATAACAAGGAAAAAGCGCTAAATAATATGAAAAATTGGAGAGAAAAAAATTTAGAATCAGCAAGAAAAAAATCTAGTGAAAACGCTGTAAAATGGCAAAGAAAAAATGCGGGAAGAGCAAATGCAACGCAGGCAAAGCGGCGTGCTATTAAAAAACAAGCTCTAGCCCCCTGGGCCAATTTAAAATTAATTAAACAAATATACAGGCAAGCCGCAGAGCTTACAAAGTCTACGGGTATTCCCCATGAAGTGGACCATATTTATCCGCTTCAAAGCAAATACATGTGTGGCTTGCATGTAGAAAACAATTTGCAGATTTTGACAAAATCAGAGAATGCGGCCAAAAGAAATTTGGTTTGGCCTGGTCAGCTTGAGTGTCAAAAAGATTAACGCATTACACCGCGACGTTTTGCAGATAACAGCAGCTCATCTTCATCTGGATCACCAAGATCCAGAATTAACGCTTTGGGTTTGGGGCTTGCACCCATCTCAAGACCTTCCTCAGCACTTGGGATATAGCCAGTCAGGCCAGGACGCTTTTCTCCACCTTCTAACGCCAGGTTGGTACGCTCAAGACCTTGTTCACCTAGTACCAGGCCCCTGTTGTATTGGTCGTAAAGGGGGACGTCATTGTTTTCATTGGAAAGAGGTGCACCAAAATCTTCTTCGTCAAGACAACGACACTTCAATTCGTCTTGTACAAAGCTATCTAAAAATCCTGCGGCAGAATGCATCATGGCTTTGTTAATTGGCTCATATTAAAATATTACTATGGCAAATATCTTCAGACCTACATACGATCCCGGACGAGACTCTGGTACTTCTGGGGCTGAAGTATCCGACTTGCGTCCAGAGCAGGCGTATGACACTGATATGCGCCGTCTTTCACAAGACGATAGAGGTTCTGCTGCATCCGTTAATCGCAAACAAGATCGTGTTGCGAAATTTATGAAGGCAGCTCGCAGTGCTGGTGAATATCAAAAACGTGCTTTAGTCCGTGAACCGACGAGTGCAACACTTGGTGACTCTGGTGGGCGTGCCGGATCTGTTGGCTACGCCCGTAAACCAGTTGAACAATTTGGTAAGCCCTTTGGTTAGACCTGAGAGAAGACCACGTTGTTCGGTTGGTCTTGATACTTACCTTTCCGGTCTTGGTACGTAGTGTGACAAGGGTTGCCGCGATAGAACAACAGTTGCGTGATCCCCTCATTCGCATAGATGCGATTGAAAAGGCCAGTGCAATTACTGATCTCAAGCGTCAGATAACCTTCCCAACCACTTTCTGCTGGCGTGATGTTAACCAGGATTCCTGATCGGGCATACGTCGATTTACCAACCGCAACAACAGTGACATCTCTGGGGAGCTTCAGGCGTTCTTGCGCAACACCAAGACAATATCCGTACGGCGGCAGCAGGAAGTACTGTCCGCGTTCATCCTCCAATAGCTCAGAAGGTTTCAGAATGTCAGGGTCAAAGTCTTTTGGATCGCAATCACCAGCTTGCACTTTGCCAAAAATCAGGCATTGCTTGGCAGACAACCGAATGTCATAACCGTATGAGCTGAGGCCATAACTCAAGAGTTTCCGTTCACCGTCTTTGTTAATCAAATGATCCACAAAGGGAGAGATCATCTCCTCTTCTTCAGCAAGTTTTTTGATTTCCCAATCGGCCAGGACGCTCATAGATCCTTGTAATCGTCCTCCAGTATACAGAATTCACGCGAGAATATGCCCGCGTTCCTCGTAAATATCGATGAACCGTTGCGTAGCATCAGCCGTCATATCTGTCGGCGGTAAGTAGACAACAAACGAAGTGCACGTCTGACGACGCGAAAATTTCTTTCCGTCATACTCCTGCAAAACAGGCCTGGTGCGAAGGATGCACATCGGGAAACTAAAGATCTTGGGCTCGTAACGAATCATGTCAGGGCAGTTACTGAAATACAGGCCCTGCTCTATCTCACCAGAGATCCAGGCATGGTACATACGCCGAAACCACACAGCATGGGACGATGTCAATGACACCGCAGAAGCCCTTGTTTTTTTCCAACGGGAATTCTTCTTATCCCAGAAGTACATACCCGCTGGTGGAAACAAATACACCTTCCCGTACCACTGTTGAGCATTTAATCCATCATCTGATGGTGTGTAGAAGTTTTCAGAACCGACAAATTCATTGGCAACCTTGGAGCTGGCAACATCTAATGTGATGCCACCCATCAGTTCGTTTGCCGCCAAAACAAGGTCGGTACTCGTAATTAATTCAATACCTTCCCGTCGATTTGACGTGCGCTGAAGACCTTCGTTACTCATTGCTCAGACACTTTGTTGTAGTCAATTTCCATGTAGCGGATGCCATCGTCATCATTAATGAGGTAACCAGCCTTTTCAGTAGGATCAATCTTTTGTGCGGCGGCAAGAATACGCCGGAATGTTTCAGCTAAATCGCCGTTATTAGCGCGTTCTTCCTGTTCTTGTGCGGCATGCAGTTCTTTGAGCGTCAAAAAGAACATACTGCGATCACCGCTAGGCTGGAAGCACATGACACCAGGGCCTTCTACTTCCCACATCTTGCAGTACTGCTGGCCCATATCTCCGAGAATTAACTTCATCGTGGCATCGAGCATCTTAGCTTTTGTTTCGTCTAGCTCTGGTCCGATCACAGAAGCAATTAATTTTTCACGTCGGTTCATTTTTCTAGTAACCCTTGGCGATTCAGTGATTCTAAAAGCTTTGGCGTCGGCTGGTACATAACAACTAATTTGCCAAGTACACCGCGTTTCTTGACGAGCTTGCCAGTGTCGTCCCTTACCTTATCAAATTCTCCGGAACGAATCAAATACTCGGCCACACAACGGAGTCTCCGCTTGAGAGGCAATTCTGCCTGGGGGAATTTACCGCAGATCGTATCAGCTTGTAAATCCTGGAACGCAAGACGCAATCGATTCGCAAGTGTCATGCCAGAATTGGCGTCCTCTTCTTCATAATTTTTTAAGTTTTCCAAGTATCTACGCAGGCACTCGTCATCGAACGAGCCACTGGGCGGCAAAAACATTTCCACCTGACGAACCAGAGATTCAGGCAGTAACTCCTCGTGGTTATCCAGCGTTACCGCATCGATATCGATATTTTTAAAACGGTGCGCCATTCTCTGCAGGATCCCATGTTTTTTGGTACATCGGCTTACGATCTTGACGTTGAGGATTTAGATCAACCGTCAGGACTTCCGGGTTTTTGGCAAAAGATTGGATCAGTTGGTTCCAAGGTATCCTCAGTACTGCCTTCTTTTTAGGATCGGGAGAGACGTTAACATAATGGATGCCTTCTACCCAGCCTTTAGCGGGTTGCTTACGACCGATTGACATCCAGTTGCGAATGGTTTGGTCAGAGACACCAAGACGTCTGCCGCATTCTTCTGTTGAAATATATTCATCGGCAAAGGCCTGGGGATTCAAGACGTCTGTTTCCCCGTTGGAGTAACGAGAGTGCCACATGGAGCCAAGGATATTCTTGATTCCTTTTAGCTCATGCGCAATATCCTCCAAGCCCTTGCGAATTCCGTTTTGCATACTGCACCTGTTTTGTTTTTATGTTAGTCTTTGGGAAAACGTTTTGTGAACGTGGAAGACCAAATTCCAGCCAGCCAACCTCCAATGCAAGCACCTCCGCAATTGGAAAATCAAATTACGCCTGAACAATTGGCAGAAATGAAGGCTCGTGCCAGGGAGCTTGCAATTCAGCAGACCATTGCTCAGCAAGCTGCGATGCAACAGCAACAACCAAGAGTGATTTACGTACGCCGCAATTTGACCGTTGCCGAAGTTCTGCTTGTTCTTCTGCTGTCTTGCGGTATTGTGACGGGTGTGCAATGGACCTGGAACATTGTAACAAACTTTTTGCCGCGCATTGAAGTTAAAATGCGCTAAATAAGCCGCTCTATAATTAGAACAAAGGCTTGCGCAGTAAAGTAGGTGTCAAACAGGAGAATTAGTGAATTTCCTGCAATAAGCGGGGTCGACATTGATGAACAGGACCTGCTTACGTTGGTTCATGTTTTCGAGGTCGATCCTACGCTGCGCAACAAAAGGATTACCTTTACACAGTTTCGTTCTTATCTCGATCAGTACTACGTCAACACTACTGGAGAGACAATTACAGGCGATATTAATATCGCAGGTAACCTCTCCGTTACGGGCAACAGCACGCTCAATAACATAACGGCGTCGGGCACCAGTACTTTTAGCGGTATTGTTGTTCAAAATAACGCTACGGTCAGCGGAACAATCAGTGGCACAACCCTTACAGGAACCTATGTTCAAGGCACGAATGTAAACGCTGTTACAGCAACGGTCACAACAGCGACCGGTGCGGAGGCTTTATTTACAAGCGGCACATATCAATCCTTATCTGGTGACACAATTACAGGTGGAAGTGTCTCTGCCACATCAGGTGTCTTTACTGCGTTAAGCGGAACGACAATTACTGGCACAAACGTCAACGCAACCACTGGCACATTCCAGGCCCTTGGCACACCAATCCTTGATGTTAGCGGTAATTTGTCCGTCGCTAGTGGACTGACTGTTACGGGCATTGCACAATTTGGAAGCGGTGTTCAAGTTACCGGAACACTTTCCGGAACAACCGTTACAGGAACTACAGCTCAATTTACAACCGTCACTGGCATTTCTGGAGTCTACACAACGCAATTATCTGGCGCAACAATTACAGGCAACACGGCTTTATTTTCAAACACCACAGGTGTTTCTGGTACGTTCACGACACATGTTTCTGGCGCAACAGTAACTGGCAATACAGGCGCCTTCGGTAACGTCAGTGGAGTTTCGGGTGTATTTACGCAGCTTTTGTCTGGTCTTTTGATTACAGGAGACACGGGTAGTTACACGACAATTACGGGAGGTTCTGGTACATTTACCAATCTTTCTGGTACAACTGTCACCGGAGACACGGTTAACGCCACATTTGTATCTGGTATTTCCGGCGTTTTTAGTAGTCGTGTATCCGGCTTAACAGTTACCGGAACTTCAGGTTTATTTAGCATTGTCAATGGTGTCAGCGGCACATTTACTACGTCCTTAAG